TGGATCGCGATGCGGTTGTCGGCGTGCCGTTCTGTCGTCTCGGCGCGCAGCTCGTTCACGGCCGAGATCGCGTCGGGGACGGTCGTGCCACCGTTGCGGGCGAGAAGCTTCTCGTCGACGACTTCGCTCGTGACCTCTCGGACCTGGGCGCGGAACCAGCCGCCCATCGGCTCTTTGATGTTGTGTCGCCAGAGCCAACGTATCGCCCGGTTGATGGGCGACTTGCGGGCGAACACTACGCCGCCGGCGACGATCATCGACGCGCCAGCGGCCCACCAGCTGGCGGCGTCAGCGAACATGCTCAGCCCTTCACCATACGGCGGAGCTGGGCGTTCGTCAGCGGCGTCTCTGGGCCGCCGGCAACGCACTCGTAGTCCTGCGGGTGGAGCTGGGTCGCGGTGAACCGTTGCCCGACAGGGGCGGTGCGGTCGTACTCGACCTCGAACTTGGCGATGCCTGGTCCGAACGAGGCGGGTTGGCCGGTCGCCCAGTCGGTCGCCATCGTGGGTTCCGAGTTGTAGCCGATCATGATGAACTCTCCTCGCGCGGGGGTGGGTTGAGGGGTGGTGGGTGGTGGCTTCGGCGCTGTGGTGATGCCGCAGGCGAGGTCGAACATGATCGGGTGCTCGACCATGTCCAAGTCGACGGGTCCGACGACACCGGGGAAGGTGCCGGTCGCGCCGCCGTCGCCCTGCCACGCGTCGAACCCGAACGGTTGGGTGGCGGCGCGCACCTTCGGTTCCGGTTCGTAGGCGGCGACCCAGCGGACCCGGCGGCCGTTGAAGATGCGAGTCGAGCGCCAGATGGTGCCGCCGGCGGTGTAGACGCCGCAGTACACCATCATCGGCTTGCGGGTCGCGCCTTCGACGTAGGTGACGAACTCGAACGCCTCGGCTTCGGTGATGCCAGCCTGCTCGGCATCGAGGCAGCAACCCTCGTTCGGGCCGGACGCGTCGAAGTTGTCGAGGTAGAACTTGGCTTGTCGGATCGGGTCGAGAGTGGGGACGAGCCACGGGTAGCCGATTCTCCAGCGGAAGCCGGCAGCGGCGACGTCGTGACGGTTGTCGAGGAAGAACGGGTCGACGCGGGTGCCTTGGCACACCTTGAACGACGCGACGGAGAAGTCGGGTCGGGCGCAGTGGGCGCGCACGACAGGCCAGTCGACTTCGGCGCCGTGCTCGGACTGGTAGTGGGCGACATCGATGCCATCGACGCGGGTCGTGAACATCAGCCGACCGCCACACCGATGGTGATGCCGACGACGAGCGCGGCGATGACGAGTAGTGCAGTGCGCATGTTGCTCCGATCAGAGATCCGATGAGATCGTCAACCGACTGTTCGCGTTGTTGGTGACCAACGCGGTGGCGTTGCCGGCCACCAGACCGGCCGCCGTGGTCAGGCGTACGAGATAGAGCGAACTCGGAAGTGAGTAGGCGTAGAAGACGAGGTTCGTCAGCGCGACCCCCACGGAGTTGGCTCCCCACACGACGAAGTCGCCGAGCGCCGAGAGGGCAAGCGTCGGCGCTCCTGCTCGCATCGGTGTCGGGAGCGGGATGCCGATGATCCCGTCGGTGGCCCCGAAGCATTGGCCGTAGCCGAACGGTTGCGCTGCGCCTCCGGGGAAGATCGACAGCGCGTAACGCTGGCAGCGTCGGAGGTCGTCGCTGTAGGTCACGAACTCGAACGGGGTCGCCACCGCGCCGACCTCGATCTGGAGTCCGGTCAGGCGGATGAAGTTGTTCGTCGTGGCCGCCATGTTGGTTTGGCCGTTCAGGACTCCAGCCGACGATGCCGTCCACGCGATGGGGAGCGCGCCGGCGGTGTAGTTGCTGCCAGCACCGAGCCCCCACGTGATGACGAGCCCAGCGTTCGCGTCGTTGGCGATGGCGGCCACCTGGTCGCCGGGGATCGTGACGGTCTTGTACTCCCACACGTCCTGGTTGTTGATGGTGTACGAACCGGTGACGAATCGCGTCGAGGCGCCGTTGCCGATGTAGATGCGGCATGGCCCGCTCCACCCATGTGCGAGCACCCAGAACGAGATCGTCGCCGGTCGTGCGCTCGCTGTGCCGTACAGCAGGTTCTGGAGGTTCTGCCCCTCGATGTTCTGTCGAATGCCCCAGATGTCGGTCGCTGCTGGCGCGGGGATGCCAGCGCCCGTCAGCTGCATGACGATCGAGTTGGTCAGCCCACTGTCTGCAGGGCCGACGTTGACGGGACCACCCGTCCACGTGCCGCTGCCCGCCGTGACCCACTGCCAACGGTCCGGCATGTTCGTGTAGCTGGTGGTGGCGGGCATGACTCCGACGGCGATACCCGTGCGCTGCAGGACCTGGATCGCTCCGTTGTCGAACTGGCTCCGACGACCCGTCGGGAGCGCGATCGTGCCGCCGGCGGATTGGTAGCGAAGCTCGCCCGTGTCGGACCGGGACCAGATCGAACCGTCCGGGGGCGAGGTCGGGTCCGCCGTCAGGATCGGCACACGACCCCACTTCGAGATCAGGGTCTGGCGGTGAGCGTCGAGATCCTGCCGCAAGCCTTTGACGGTCTGGACCATGTCGGGGTCGCGTTGGTTCGGAACGGTCACAGCTGCGCCACCGTCATCGTCTCCCGGCCGGAGCCCGCCTTCATCGTGATCGCGCTGACGCGGAAGCTGAACGCCTGCCGGCCGAGGCCGGCGTCGTAGTCGTAGGTGAGGACGTCGCCGACCCCGAAGTCGCCGTAGCTGAACCCCGGGACCGGGAGAAGCTGGGGGGCGAGCGTGTAATGCTGCGTGGACACGTCGGTGACAGCCCGGTTCGTGTGGTCGTCCAACGTGGCCTGGTCGGAGATGTCGTTCCACGAGCGGGCGATGTACGCGCGGCCGAACGTTGCCCGCGCCGTCGTGTTCGACTTGATCGACGTCAACGTGCCGCCCTTGTCCGACATCGACATGCCGAACACTTCGGTGGCCACCGTGCCGGGAGCGACCGTCCAGCGGATGTTCGCCTTCGCGATCGAGCGGGCGTCGATGATCACGCTCGAAGTGAGGTCGTTGCCGCGGCGTGGTGACCACATGCGCAGCTGCCTCGTCGCCGGATCAACCGACAGATCGAACCCGTTGTCCCGGCCGCCCATCTCCACGACCAACGGCAAGATGAGCTTGCCGTCGCGGCCGGCGATCGTCAGATTCCGCGTCACCCCCGTCGCGGTCAGCGCGGTGGTGACGATGCCGTCGTGCGAGTAGGGCTGTGCCTGCCACTGGTCGACGAGTTGCTGCACGATCGTCGCCTGATCAACCGCGGTGGCGGTGTAGTCGCTGTCGCGCAGCCAATAAGCGAGGTAGGACAGCAGGCCGGAGGCCGTGATCGTCAGCTGCCGACCTTCCACCGCGACACCGGTCACGTTGCCGGCGGCGATCACCGTCGACGATGTCGACCGCCGCACCCACAGCTCACACGGTGTCGCCAGCAGGTTGATGAGCCGGGCCGCGCCGGCTGGGTCCAACGTGTCGACGCTCGAGCTGACCGTGATCGACCCCGGGCCCGAGAGCTCATCGACGATCGTCAGATCCGTCGGCTGCACGATCGGACACAGCTCCGTATAGGTCGGCTGACCGCTCGACTGCGGGGTGACCGCGACGAGGACGACCTCGTAACTGGTGGTCATCCTCACCTCCCTTGACTGCAGGTTTATGGTTCAGGCATGAAGCGATGGGGCGTTGCGGTGCTGGCGTTCGCGCTGCTCGGCTGCCAACAGGCCCGCCAGCTCGCCGACCAGAACGCGGGTGGCGCGGTGCCACCTGCCTCGGTCGACATCCCCGTGCCGACGATGGACATCGGCACGATCCCGCAGGCGACGATCGCTGTTCCGCCGGTCGCAGCGGGTTCAGAGCAGCTCACGGTGACCACGACATGCAGTTCCGCCCACCTGGTAGCGGCGGGATGGCCAGCCGGCACCGTGCTGCATTGGAGCCTCGCCTCGGATCCGCCCGGGCTGATCCCGATGCCTGACGGTGGCGTCGACATCACCTTCGCCGTGCTGCCCGCGGAGCTTCGAGGTGCACGGTTCTTCTCGTGGGTGGCGTGGATCGATGCTGCGAGCGGTGAGCGCGACTACAGCGGCCGCAGCGACGCCTGCTGAGAGATCAGGTTGTGGTCGGGATCATCCCGAAGAAGGTGTAGGCACCTGAGTTCAGTGGTGTGACGTTCGCGGCGAGGTTGACGGCAGTCGTGGAGATGTCCGAGCGAACCATCATCGGATAGACGTTGAGGAGCTGCGCCATCGTGCCCACGAGGATCGGCTGGGACACGCTGACGGGGTTCGCGGCGTACCCGTTGGGCAGCGTGATGGAGCAGAGCCCGCTCGCGCCTGCCGCGTTCACGGTGAAGCCCACCCACATCAGGAGCAGCCCGGGCAGCTTGATGTAGCGGCCATCGGACTGCAGGAACGTCGAAGTCGTCCACGTGATCGAAGGGGTGAACGCGATCGCCGCGCCGCCGAAGGCGTTGGGGGTGACGCGTGCTGCGCTACCGGAGCCGCGGCCGAGCCCTCTCATGCTTGCACCACGTTGACGAACCCTGTGGCGACGACGACGTTCGCGACGGACGCGAAGACACGCACGGCGACGCCGCCTTGGAGCGGGTGGCCGTCGACGAGGAGGAACCGGCCCTGCTTGAACGGGACGGTGACGACGATGTTGTCGTCCGGCGCGGTGGTGCCGCCGAGCTCAACCGTCACCGTGACATCGGCCGTGTGCGAGTTGTACACGTACAGCCACAGCTCGTCGAAGTTGCCGGCCGTCGACACCGTGGTGACGCACGTGTGGACGAGGGTGCCCGGAGTGGCCGTGGCCACGATCTTGATGCCGCGGTTGTTGCCCGGCGATCCGCTGAGGCCGCCTTTGCTGACTTGTGCCATCGGTTCTCCTTCAGAGGAAGATCTGGGACTCGATCGCGTTCTGGGCGGCGAGAGCGGCGCTGACGCGCCGGTCGATGCCGGTGGCGGCGGTGTCGAGGATCGTGTTCGTGACGGCGGTGGCGTTCGCTGCGAGTTGGAACTCCCACAGCAGCGCGGACGCGGACCAGGTCGACAGCGCGGCCGGGGTGACGGGTGCCGCGTTCGGGGTGCCGCGGATGCATTGGATATCGACGTAGGCGCGGGATGCGTCGCCGGCGTAGGCGGCGTCGTCGATGAACAGGTACACGCCGTAGCGGGCCGGCAGCGACGGGTCGGTGGCGGGGACCGACACCTGCTTGGTGGCGGCGTCGAGACGGACGAGGTAGGAGCCTTGGCCGGCGACCGTGCCGCGCAGCAGGTACAGGTCACGCTTGGTGGTGCCGGAGCCGACGAGGACGTTCATGTCGGTGCCGGTGTTCTGCCGGACCCGGTAGCCGTTCGGGTTCGGTGTGCCGTCGAGCGCGTTGGCGAGCAACCCTTGGCGGAGCAGTGCGCCGGCGAGCGCACGGAGCTCTTCCTGGTCGATGTCGACGGCGGCGGCGCCGGTGTTGTCGGTGCGGCCACCGATCGCGTGGACCTTCAGCGAGTTCGTTGCAGCCATGCCGGCCTCCTCACAGGTATGCCGACGCCCACACGGCGAGGCAGGTGGCGTTCTGATCGCCGGCGGACACATCGAACCTGAGCGTGTTCGACCCGGGGACGAGGCGCAGCGGGATGCGTGGCGCCGTCCACGACCCGTACCGGGACACCCCACCGATCGACACCGGCACCGTCGCGACGCCGGCCGCGTTGACACCGGTCGCGGCGGCTTGCATGTCGGCCGTCATCGTCTCGCCGACGTTCACCGTCTGGTTGAAGCTGACGGTCTGGCCGGTCGTCTGGTTGGTGACGGAGAACGCCGACATGCCCGCTGGAGCGGAGAAGTACAGCACGGGGTAGGTGTCGACGGTGCCGTTGTTGACGGCGACGAACAGGCCCGCACCCGCCGCGCCCGACAGATCGAACCCAAGATCCGCTGCAGCGCCAGCGGTGAGATCGAACCCGAGGTCAGCACCGGCGCCAGCGGTCAGGTCGAAACCGGCGGTTCCGGCGACGAACGCGGGGACGGACCCGGAAAGTATGGCTGCCGAGTAGGCGCGAGGGTCGGGCATCTCCAACTGGAAGGTGAGCCGCGTCGAACCCGCGACAGCGCGAACGTCACGAGCACGTACCCGGCGAGCGCAGCGTCCCATCGCGCGGAGCTCTTCCCGGTTCGGGAACTTCCACCGGATCGGGACCAGCGTGTCCGGTGTCGCGTTCGCCGGCGGCAACAACGCCGCCTCGAGCAGCAACACATCGGTCGGGTTGACCGATTCGACGGTGACGACGACAACCTTCGGGTTCACGTAGGACGAGCCGGCGAGCGCACCCCAACCGTTCGGGATGACGAGGTCGTTGTTGCGGGCCGAGAACTCCTCGAGCCCACCCCACGACAACACCTCCCACGCTGTGCTGTCGCCGATGACGACGGCGCCGTTGTAATCGAGCTGGTAGTCGGCGGCGGTCATGATGCCCTCAGCAGCCAGCCGAGCTCGTTCGCGGTCGCTTGGGCGACCTGGGAGTCGCCGGTGACACCATGGTTGTGGACCTCGATGTGGTAGCTGGCGCCTCCGAGTAGCCCGCGGGTCTGGCGGGCGTTCAGCACGCGCTCGCCGCCACGGAAGTTGCGGACCGACGGGTCGAGGACGAGCTCGGGGCCGGACTCGGCGACCGGATGCGCTCCTGGGGTGGCGTTCTCGGTGCCGGAGGCGTAGCCGCCCTTGGCGCCGATGACGGAACCGGTGGTGCCGACGATCGTGAGTCCGATCTTCGTCGTGAGTTCCTTGGGGAGGTCGTTCTTCAGCGTGTTGATGTACTGATCGAGGTACGTGCGCAGCTGGGAACCGGGGGCGAGGGTCGAGGCCTGCATCGTGAGGCTGTCGATCATCAGCTGCACCTTGTCGTGGCCGTCGGCCGCGGTGGAGTTGAGATCGGCGTACTTCTTCGCCGCGTCCTCGGCGGCCTGCCGGGATCCTTCCATCGCGTCCTTGTCGGCGTCGGTGAGCACCTTGTGGCCGGCGATCGTCTTCGATGTCGCCTCGAAGCTCTCACGGGCAGCACGGTCGGCTGCCTCGAGCGCGTACTTCGTGTCGGTCGCAGCGAGCTCACGATCGTCAAGCGCCCGCTGGGCGGCGATCAGGTCGTAGGCAGCCTTCGTCTCGCCCTGCACCGACGCCGTGTGAGCAGCCTCGGACGCCTGCAGGTCGGTGGTGGCCTGCTGCGCGCGGGCCGTCTCACGGGTCGTTTCGGCCTGCTGCGCCTGCTGCTCGGCGAGCGTCTGGTTGAACGCAGCGGTCTGCTGCGCGGCGTAGTTCTTCGCGTCGGCACCGGCGTGGGTCGCCTCGTTGTTCTTTTCGACCGCGGCGGTGTCGATGTCGGCGGCGTTGGTGTGGAACTTGAGCCAGTCACCAGCCTGCGCGGTGGAGGTTCCGAATTGCTTCTGAGCGTCGATCGCCGAGCCGAGGATGGCGTTCTGCTTGTCGATCGACAGGTTCGACGTGGACAGCACACTGGTGAGGTCGGTGAGCCCCTGGGCGCCGTTGGCGACGAATCCCACCCACTTGTCCTCGGAGATGCCGGCCTCGTCGAGGGCGGCGGTGAGATCCTTGATGCCTGCCTTGGCGGCGAAGACGTTGTCAACCTTGACACCACCGGCCTTGTCGATCGCAGCCTTGATCGCGTCCGCGGCGCCGTCCCCGGAGGTGCCCAGCTTCTCCATCTCGGACGTCAGCTCTTTGACCTGGTCCGCTTCGTACTTGGCGTGCTCGGCGCCCTTCTTGAACTCCTCCGTGACCTTGTTGATCACGAGCGCGCCCGCGCCGATCGCGGCCATCGGTCCCAACATCGCACTCATCGCAGCCGGACCGGTCGCGAGGGTTCCGATCATGCGGCCGATGATCGGGGTCATGTTGCCGAAGGCGCCCCCGATCCCAGGGATGTCCTTCAAGGCCTGGGTCGACATCTTGTTGATGGCCCGACCCATGCCAGGCATCGACCCGCTCGACACGTCATCAGCGGAGGTGCCGACCCCTTCCAGGCCGGTCTGCAGCTGCGACGTGTCGGTGTTGGCGAGCGCGTCCATCGACGCCTGAGCGCCGTCTGCTGATGTGCCGATGTCGTCGAGCGAACTGGACGCGGACGTGCCGGCGTCGGCCACCGCAGTACTGACATCGTCGGCAGAGGTGCCGATGTCTGCGAGCGACGACGACGCCGTGGTGGCGGCGTCATCGATCGACGTGCCCGCGTCTGTGGCGGCGGTGCCGACGTCGGCGAGCGACGACGATGCATCCGTCGCTGCCGAGCCGACCGACTGACCGAGGTCGCCGGCCTTCGTGCCGGTGTCGTCGAACTTGGTGCCGAGTCGCTCAACCTTGCCGGCGGCGTCGTCGAGCTTCGCGGCGTCCGCGGCGTTGATCCTCAGGTTGAGGGTGACGTCCTTCGGCACTGTCAGTTCACTCCGGTGCGACGAGCACGATCGTGTAGCGGGGCACTGGGATGACCGTGTCCGCGTCGACGACGTACTCGATCTCCAACATCGGGTCGTGGCCGTCGCGGTGAACGAATCGGATCGCGCGTGCCCGTGTCGGGTCGATGCCTACCGAGTTGCAGATGCCGGCCGACAGGCCATCATCGGTCATAGGTCTCTCCTGCGAGGGTTTCGATGTCGGTCACGAGCCGGTCCACGGCAGCGTCGACATCGGTGCTGATGCGATCAGAGGTGCCGCGCCCGGAGGTGCGGCCGTGGCGGCCGCTGCGCCGGCCAGAGGACAGCACAGCGAGCTCGCCGGCGTTGCGAGCGAACATGACGACACCGTCCGGGGCCGGTCTGACGACGGGTTCGATCGGGCCACGGTCGGACATGCCGGCGAGCATCGAGCGGGATGCGTCCATCGCGACATCGGACCGGAAACGGGACTGCGCGTCCTGCGCGAACCGTTGCAGCGGCGCATCCGGATGACGGAGGGCCTCGGCGGTCGCGCGCAGTGACGCCGCAGCCTCGTCGGTGTCGGCCATCGATCAGGGCGTCGAGTCGGTCGTGACGTAGGCGGCGATGATCGGCGAGTTCGTCTCGTCCCACATCGTCGTGATGGTGGCGTGCTGCTGGGGCAGGCCGACACCTTGCGTCATCGGTGTCTTGCCGTCGATGCGGCCGGCATTGATCGTGAACGTCAGCGACGGATACGTGGTCGCGCCGATCAGAATCTTGCCGACGAAGGTGAGCGCGACGGTGACGATGTGGTCGGCGGCGACCGGCGACGCGTAGCGGTTGTAGAAGGCGAGCACGCTGTCGAACTCGCCGTCCATGTCGAGCGTGATGACCGGCATCGTCGCTGCGGCCGGTTCCTTCTGCAGGGTCGTCGAGCGCACGAAGCGACGGTCGGCGTCGTAGCCGTTGTCCATCTTCAACGTGCCCTTCTTGACCACGTCCCACGAGTTGCCGGCGATCGTCACCGCACCACCGGCGAAGGTGAGCAGCTCCGGGTTGACGGAGTAGGCGGCGACCGCCTTGGCGATGTCGTAGCGGAGGTCCTGACCATCGACGTTGAGGGCGAAGACCGCGATCTTGCCGACCTCGAAATCGAGCTGCCACGACGGGATCTTGAAGCCGAGACCGGTCTTGATCATCTCCTGCTGGAACCCGGCCGCGGGGACGACGGTGCCTTGCCAGTTGAAGCTCGAACCGAGCAACGGTGGCGGGCTGGCGCCGGTCGCCATGCTCGACGTGTGCGTGTACGCCGAATCGGTGGGGCCGGTGGTGACGACCGGGCCGATCATGTGCGGCAGGAAGAACCCGAACCCCTTCGATTCGGCCTCGACGATCATCTGACCCGACGCGCCGACACGGTCCCAGGCGACACGGGTCGACTTCTGCACACGCGCCGAGTTACCGACCGCTTCGGAGACCATCGGGTTGTTGATCAGCTCGACGGTCTCGCTGCGGAACCGCATGAACCGCGACGGCGCCGGCGTGATCGTGAACGGCGCGGAACCACCCGTCACCGTCGATGCGTAATGGTTCGACGTGTTCGTGCCCTGCACCGTCACCGGACCGAGCGACGATTGCGACAGGAACGTCAGCGTCGTCGCCGACGGCACGGAGAACACGATCCACGTCCCATTCCACGTTGACGGCGTGTACCCGGCGAGGACGATCTTGTCGCCGACGCTGAGCCCATGCGCGGAACCGAACGTGAGCTGGTTCGTGTACGGGGTGCCGCCGATCGCGGCGGCGGTCGACGTGCCCGCGGTGGAGACCGGAGCGGCACCGACCTCGTTGGCGAAGCCGACCTGTGAGTAGACGCCGGACATCTCACTGCTCCTTGCTGGCCGAGGCCGAGAGGACGGGCTGTGGCTCTGGCGGATCGACCGGTGCCAGCACGCCGGCGGGTGGTTCGTCGCCGTCATCGGGCGGGGCCGGCGGTGCGACCGTTGAGGTGCGTGGCCGCTTCGGCTTCGATGGTGCCGCCGGGGTGTCGACGTCCTCCCAGGTGTCCTGCAACGACAGGTTCGACGCGTACGGCTCGGGAACGTCGATCACCTCACCGCGCTGGCAGCGCAGGGGTGGATCGATCGCGAGCGTGACCTCGTCGTGAGGGCCGATGTAGCGGCGCAGCGGCATGGCGTTGACCTCCGGGGTCAGATGCGGGCTTGGAAGGTGATGCGAACGGTGCACGAGGCGCCGAACCCGTTCTGCTCGAGCGGAGCGACGGCGGGAATCGCAGGTGCGGACGGGAACCAGTTCCACACGTTCAGCAGGGCGAGCAGCTGTGTGCCCGCGGGGCGACCGGTCGTCGGATCGCGCACGGCGTTGAGCACGATGTAGGTGAGATCGCGGATGCGTTGCCGGACGGCCCTTGACGGGTCACCGCCGTGCGTGGTGTCGACGTAGCCGGGCACCATCGAGAACAGGTGGACGACCAGTGTGAACGTCTCGTCATCCCCGACCACGCCCATCACTTCCTGCTGGGCGGTGGGGTTGGGCGCTTCCAACATGCCCGGGACCGTGATCATCTCGAGCGCCTGTTCCTTCGTGCCGGAGAACCGCACCGTTGGCTTCACGCCGGTCGAAGGATGAACGGGCCATGTCTGGGCGGCGAGCAGGTCGTAGAGGGCGTCCCAGCAGTCGAAGACCCGGGTGGGGAGGACGTTCGTCATCGGCGCCTCATGAGAGCTGCAGGCTGCGCAGCAGCTTGGTGCGCCGCTGGATCGGGTAGCGGCCGTAGACGGCGTCGACCTCGGGCATTCCGGTCGAGTCCGAGTCCGGCATGGTCAGCGTGATCAGTTGCCCGTCGCTGTTCGTGTACGCCTTCGCGCGCTGTGGCAACGCCGAGTTGCTCGACGTCAGCAGGTACCGGAGCCGAGCCAGGAATGCGTTGCGGAGATCGCTCCCCCATCCGGTGTAACCGTGCTCGACCTCGATGACGACGTTGTTGGTCCCAGCTGGGAACAGGTAGCCGTCGGCACGGACGATGCGGCCGGCTTCGGCGTCCAGCCCGGTCGGCTGACACGCCGCCAACTCGGCCGAGCTGAACGCGGTCGAGGTCGAGCCCTGCTGTGTGTAGATCGTGACCGAGCGGACGGCGCGCAGCCAGCCGAGACCGGTCGCGATCGCGCAATCGTTGTTGCCGTTCAGGGTGAGTCGCGCGTACCGGGGCACGAACGAGACGCGGCGGAGCCGCTCGAGCTCATCCTCCGCTTCGGCGCGGCGCCCGATCACGGTCGCGTTCGGATAGGTGGCCGCGTCGGAGAGGATCTCGAACGCGCGGATGTCGGTCATCGTCGCGACGTAGGCGCCGACGATGTCGTGGTACGTCGTCCACGTCTGGCCGGTGGTGTCGTCCGTCCACACGGCCTTCCACAGGTCGAGCTGCGTGTTCAGCGTCGCCGCCGGCGCGTACGTGTACTGGCCGGTGGTGCCGTGCGTGGCCACCTGGTTGTTGACGATGACGGTGCCGTCGCCACGGGTGATCGTGACATGCACGCCCACGGCGGCGTCGGCGGCGACACCGTCGGCGTCGAGACGGAGTGAGGTGACGGTGGCCGCCGTGCCGATCAGGATGCGCTGGTTCGCCACGGCGGCCTCCTCTCACTTCGCTCTGGTCAGGTCGGGTCGCTGTTGGGGTCGCTGGCGGCGTCGAGATCGATCGCCGTGTCCGGCGACGACCCGCCACCCGACCCCGCACCGTCAGCAGCGCCGTCGCCCGGCGCAGCCTTGGGCTTGCGGCTGCGCCTGCTCTTGGCCTGCTCGGCGTTCGCTTCGGCCTGCGCCTCGACGACGGCCTCCTCGGCGGCCGGCAACGGCTTGTAACCCTCGGACAGGAGCCGCTCCCACGTCGGGGAACCCTCCTGCACCTCGAAGTCCTGACCGTTGAGATGGAACCAGTGCGCCGACATCTCAGACCGTGTCCGGGATGAACAGCGCCGCGATGGTGCCCGTCATGCCGGCCGTGAGGTCGATGAACATGCGGCCACCGTTGCCGCCGTCCGTGCCTCCCTTGGCCTGCATGAACTTCGCCGACTCGAACGGGCCGGCGAACGCGCGGCCCGCGTTCGGCGCGGTGACCGCGAGGTCACCGAAGTCCTTGCGGAACGCGGGCGGGTTCGCGCCCGCCTTGATCGTGACGACCTTCGTGCCGGCGAAGGTGTTGTTGATCCAGAGCACGACCTGACCGGACAGGCCGGTGCAGTCGACGTAATGCCCGTTGGCGACGTCGACGGCGGTGCCAGCGGGCTCGTTGATGAGCCCGTCCTTGGTCAGGTTCGTGAGGGGGATCTGGGTACGTGCCATGGCGGCACACTCCTTTCTGGTCCGACCGTGGTCGGGCCGGGATCAGGTCGGGTTGCCGGTGAGGACCGCGAGGCAGTTGGGACGGGTGACCTTGGCGCCATAGACGGCGAGGCCCTTGAGCGCGTCGGCGAACCGCTTCTCCGGCCGGTAGGCCTGGAGGTCGAGCATCTGCTGCGCAAACGACCACGCCGTCGGGTGGCCGGCGATGACCTTGTACTTGATCGAGGCCGTGTTCGGCACCTGGTTCGACTTGTAGATGTCGAACCCGGCGGCGCGGCCGATCGGCAGGTTGCCCGGAGGGCCACCGTCGTTCGGCTGCGTGATCGCCTCACCCTGGAAGCCGTTCATCAGCAATGCCATCTGCGCCGGCGTGCCGTAGCCGACGAACCGCTGGTCCTTCAGCAGGTACGCCTCGAACCACGGCGGCACCACGACCCAGCGGCCGTCGTCGGGGCAGTCGGCGTTGTCGAGCAGCACGCCGAGATCGACGAGCCGGTCATACGCCAGCGTGCCGGCGGTCAGCCACGTGCCCGTGATCGGGGACGCGTCGGAGCCGATGGTGTTCGTCGCCGAGATGTCGGTGTACAGCGACGCGATGTAGCCGTCGATCACCTTGCGCAGCCCGTAGGCGGCGCGGCGGGTGGCCTCCGTCATCGTCTTCGGCTTCTGCTGCGCCTTGTCGATGTCATCGACCTGGAAGTTGAAGTACTTCTGCTGGTCGACCTTCAGCACGAGCTGGGCGTCGTCGAGCGCCTCCGGCGAGTTGATGTCGACGTTCTTCGTGTACGTCGAGATCGTGACGTCACCGAGCATGTTGATGCGGACCGTGTCGCCGGCGGCGGAGATGTCGCCCTCGTAGTCGCGGTTGATCACGCCCGGGTTCGCGTACACGAGCGCGGTGTCGAGCGCCTGCAGCAGCTTCGCTGCCCAGACGGTTGGGATGAAGTTCTCAGTTGCCATGGGCGGCAGGTCCTTTCAGAGAACGAGGAGAGGGTCAGTACGGCTCGGACATCGCCTTGTCGATCACGCTCGCCGGGAGTCGGGCGATCTCGGCCGCCGACATCGTCTTGAGCTGCTCGCGGGTCACACCTGTCGCGGACCCCCGCGCGCCTTGATCGGCCGAGCCAGCCGCCGGCTTCGGCGGTCCCTTCGGGGCCACCAGATACGGCTTCGACTCGAGCAACGCCTTCACTGCGGCATCGACACCGCGGACGGTGTCACCGTCGATCTCGATGGCATCCGACGGGAGGAGCTGCAGCACGGCGTCCGGGTCGACCGCGCCGAGCTTCGTTGCAGCCGCCATGACGGCAGCACGCATGAGCGCTCGGTTGGCACGATCCTCGGCCGCCTTGATGCGGGTCTCGGCGTCGGCGGCAGCCTTCTGAGCTCGTTCGAGCTCCGACTTGCCGGCCTCTTCGATCTCGGCCAGCCGCTTCGCGGCCGCCGCGTTCTTCTTCGACTCCGCCTCGTGCTTGCGCGCCAACGCCTTCCACTTGTCGACGTCGGCCGTCGCTGTCGCGGCGGGGTCCGGCGTCGTGTCGGTGGTCGGGGTGGTGGAGGTGTCGTCGGTTGCAGCGCCCGTGTCGGACGTCGCGGTGTCATCATCGGCCATGTCGGCTGGTTCCCTTGCTTTCGTCCGTCGCCCTGTCGGCAGCGGTGACTCAGTGACCGACCGGGAGCGCGGCCTGTTCGGCCTCTGCTGCACCGGAATGCGGATCGAACTTCTTCTCCATCGCGTCAGCCGCGCCGGGGAGCGGCTGGGCGCCCTGCAACGCCCGCTCGGCGGCCTCAGCGCGCAACATCTCTTTGAACCGGGCGATCTGCGTCGGCGTGTAGCCGGCGTCCTCCCACAGCTGTTCCTGCGGGATGCCGAGCGCCATCTTCTTCAGCAGCGAATCGGTGTGCTCCGCCTCGGAACGGGACTCCGGGTCACGCCAGATCGTCTCCGAGGTCTGCACGTCAGCTCGAGCGTCGTCGAGCACCTTGAACGCGAGGCGCATCACGTCTTCCCACGACTCACCGAAGTGCCGGTGCCGCGAGTACACCTTGGCGACGAGACCGGTCTCGGTCGCCTTCAGCGACTCACCGGACGGGAACGAGCCGCTCGCCCCGAGCAGATAGTGCGGCGGCGTCCGAGTGCGGGACGCGAGCGATTGCACCCGGTTCTCGATCGCGCCGACGTAGTTGGCGAGGCTGGTCTCGGCGAAGTCGCCGAACTTGGCGGTGTCGTTCTCGGTGTGCCACAGCCGGTCGAGCGCTGACTTGAAGTCCTCAACGGTCTCGCCGGTGACCGCGTTGGTCGGGATCTCGACACCGGTCGCCCACCGCTGCCGGAACGCTCCGAACTCGGACGCGATGAGCATGTCGCACACCAGCTTGTTGATCTGGTTCTGTGTCGAGGTGACCTCGGAGATCTCCGAACGGCCCTCGCCGAGCATCCGTGGCCGGTTCCGGAACTCGACCATCGGCACGACACCGAGCGGGTTCGGCACCTCGGATTCGCCGTCGATCGGCCGCCACGCCGCCGACAGCACCTGCAGCTGGCGGAACCGGCCGGTCGCGGTGATGTAGTCATCGATCACCGGTTGACGTTGCGCCTCGAACTTGTAGATGCCATCCGGCAGGTACACATTGGCGCGGGTCAGACCCGTCCACTCATCGGTCCATGCCTTGATCGCGGCGAGCCGCTTGTGCCGAGACCCGGTCTCATACGCGATGTACACCTGGCCCGGGTGCTCGACCGTGATCATCGGCTGTTGCACACCGTTGACGTCGTCGCCGAACCAGACGAGCGCGTACGCGGCGCCGGTCTGCAACGCGACCGAGTGCAGCATCTCGCTGTCGGCGTCCATGCTGGACCGCTGCCAGATGCTCCAAGCATCCTTGTCGCCGATCGGGTCGGCGCCGATGCGGAACCCGTCGACATGCAACCGTTCCTCGACGGCGTCGACGACGAGCGCCATCCAGTTGTCGGACACACCGCGCAGCATGTTCCCGAACTCGGCCCGGTACTTCGACGTCACGAACGCGAGCGGGTGCTTGCCGTCGTAGTAGTCCTCGAACTTCTGGATGATCGGCGATCGAGTGATCAGCCGGCGGTACAGGTGGAGCAGCCACCACAGCGGCGAATCCTGTTCGACGACGGTGGCCATCTGCTCAGCTCGGCGCCGAGTACTTCGTCACCGACAGCGAGACGGTGACGCAGTCGTTGGCCCAACCGGACCGTTCGACGTTGCCCGGGTTGGCGTGACCGCTGATCGACACGTTGGCCTCGTCCCAGCTGTCGCCGAGCGCGGTAACGAGCGACAACAGAGCGATCTTGACCGCTTCGACAGCGTCGGCCGCCTCGGTCTCCGTGCCGTTCTGCTGCTGGCCGAGGCGGACCGAGTAGCCGCCGGTGCCGTTGAACGCGAGGTCGACGGCAGCGTGCAGGTCCGTGTCGGGTGTGATGGTGAGGCCGAAGCTGTAGCTCATGCTGCTGCGTGTCCCTTCGTGAACGGATCGAACGCCGGGCCGATTCGGCTGCCGGTGATGGAGCCCTCACCGCCCGGCGCCGCGGGAGCGACCAGGAGCTCGTGACGGCGTTGGATCGGTGGATCAGTGAGCGGCCGACCGAGGTCGAATCGCTCGTACTCCTCGCGTGTGATCGCGAGCGTGTGGATGTTGCGGCGCAGCATCTGGCGGTTCCCTTCGTCATCGGGTGCGCATCGCCTTCGATTTCGTGACCGGCGGGGGTGCCATCTCGAACGCTCGAGCGGCGAGCGTCACCGAGTCGAGCGCTGCGATCGACACCATCGAGTGCTTCCGGTCCCACACCCAGGCGTCGCCGATTGGGCGCTTCTTGCAGCCCTCGACCGCGGTGTTCAGCCACTCCTGATCACGGTGGACCAGCTCGTGCTCGATCACCCCGGTGTAGAACGCGCTGCACGCGGCCGCGTAGACGTGGCCGGCGATCTTGATCAGCTTCGATTCCTTGCCGGAGACGAGTGAGATGCCCGCCTTCTTGAACGCTGCTGTCATCGGCAGGATGAGCGCCGCCGATGGTGAGCTCGGGTCGTAGCCGATCGCCACGAACCGGGCGCCGGCGCCGGCCGCCGCCTTGACGAGCCTCGGGATGACCCAGGCGGTGCCGTCCTGCACGTCGAGCACAGCGACGTGCATCTTGCCGTCGGCCCTGCGGCCGCCGAACCCGATCGCGGCGCTCTCATTGTCCTGCGCCACATGGAAGCCGAACGCGAGCGGCAGCCCGTACAGCGACGACTCTCGGTCGCCGGCGTCAGACCACACGTCAGCGGGGATCACACGCACCACCTCGTTCCGTCGAGGTCGCAGGTTGAGATACGCCCGCTTGAACGACGCCAGCGACATCGACTCGAAGTCGGCTCGCACCGCTTCCTCGGTGATGATCCCGCCGTTGCATTGCAGCGCCGGCATCGTCCGCCGCCACAGCTCCACGTCGCCGTAGTCGATGTCGTCGGCGTCGATGTCAGCGGCTGACCACTCGAACGATGCGACCGAACCGTGCGCCGACAGGTTGCCGGCCTCGTACTCGCGGCAGCGTCGCCGTGAGTCGTCGACCTTGGTCCACAGCGGCGCCGACATCGAGGCGCCTTCCTTGTCGTCACCGAACGTGGAGACGAACCACATCTGCGGCTGCGGCCGCGTGATCATCGTCGGCCGCACACCGGACTCGACCCGGTCGTCGTGCTGAGCGAAGTACTCGTCGCAGACGATCAGATCGAGCGTCGGACCGTGGCCGGCCTTCTCTGTGGTCGAGTCGATCCCCCACCACGAGGACCGCTGCCCCTTCTTCGGGAAGTACAGCTTCTCGGACCCGTTGGTCAGCCGCTTGCGGCAGAACCGCCGGAACCTTGTCTGCTCGAGGATCTCGATGTGCTCGTCGACGAACTTCTCGCGCGCATGGTTGCGGGTCTGCGCCGTGTACACGACACGCTGATCAACGTTCGCCAGGCACCTGTGGAGCATCAGGCCGAACAGCAGGAGCGTCTTGCCGGACTGCCGCGGCACGAACAACCGCACCTCGCGGTAGCAGAGCCGGTACTCGGTGCGGATCGTGACGCCCCGACGGCGAACCTCGAACGGTTCAACCTCGAGCGCGACGTCCAGTACGTGCTGTTGCCACGGGCTCGGCGGCATTCCGCACGCCGCGAGCACCTTGCCGACCTGCGGACCCAACGTTTTTCGACCTGGATCGCGGGGCGTTCCGTACCTTGGCGGGCATTGCAGTGTCAACGGGCTCGCCGAGCCCGGCGACGAGCTCTCGATCAGGGTCGGTGGTGGCATCGATCCTCAGTTCGGCCAACGTCGCACGCAGTTCCTTCGCCACTTGGGCCGTCGTCGCGCCAGCGCCGACGTCCAACGTCATCGCCAACGTCATCGCGAGTGCCTGCAGCGCTTCGGAGTGCTCCAACAGCTGCTCAGAAGCCGCCAACGCGTCGAGATCGGCCTTCAACGCGGCTGTGTTGCGGCCGCCGATGAGCTCCAACAGGGTCTCGTCGACCTCACGCGCGCCGGCGGCCATGACACCTCACTGCTCGGAACGGCCGCCCAGCGCATCACACCAGGTCAGGGCCATATTTCGTCGGGGAGAAATTTCGGCGGTGAGAG